ACTTTCATGATTTTATGTCATATTATAACAATAACTTAGTTAGATTTTCACATTAGTTTTTCTAAGTTACTCCTATAAGTTGGGGGGAAGTAAAATGGTTTATTTCCCCTTTTAATCTTTAGGATCACACAACATGAGGCGTAAAAATGCAATACTTAATACTTAAAAAATATTTCAACAATGGTGATTGGTACATACATAATCAAAAAATAAAATCTGAAACAGATGCACAAATGTTATGCGATACCATGAACAAAATTGAAGATGGGAATACATATACAATAGTAACAATTCCAGAGGAACATAATTTAGAGGTAGTTAATGATGAAAAATAAACTACAACTAGACATGCAAAAATTCCAAGATTTGCAAATAGTTTTGGAACAAGACAAGCAAAACAATCATTTTAGGAATAAATTTACAAGTCTTTATCAAGTACAAAAACAAATACTAGACACAATAAAAGAGCATAAACTAGGATTGATGTTTAGGTTTGAATCCGTTGTACATGAAGATTTTACTACAACCATAAATGTTATTGTTACACATAAAGAGTGTGAGGAAATGTTGGTTAATACTGTACCTTTAGTTTTAAAAGATACAACCAACCCACAGGCTTTAGGTAGTGCGTTGACGTATGCACGTCGCTATATTTTAACACTAACATTTGGCTTATGTGACCAAGAAGTAGATGATGATGGAGAACAGGCTAATGGTCATTCTAATCAGTCTGAAAACTCACAAAATCAACCACAAACAAACAAAAAAACATTTAACTATAGAGGTAATAACTAATGAATGATGCAGTAGAAAAAGCAAATGAGATTGGAAAGATGATGGATGATATTGAAAAAGCACATGGTGTTAATAAGGATCGAGATTTTGAGCCTCTAAATGGAAAGCTATATCATCTTAAAGAACATGTAGAGGGTGGTCTAATAGACAAACCTTTATTTGATGGGAAGATTGATGATGGTAGTCAGTATGGTATTCAATTTAAAGTTATTGAAACCATTGACAGCAAGGGCGGTCAAATCGTATATCTATATCAAAAAATAGGGGCTGTATGGAGTGGTGAGGGTAGACACCCTAACTTACTTATGAGCGGTACTTTAGATTCTGGCGTTATTGATGACCAAGAAAAATCCATATCTATGTGGAAAAATACAAGTGATGATGGACAAGAATGGGTATCAGTAAAGGTAGAAAAGAAATACGAAAAGCCGGAGTAGATATTGTCTGCATACGGCTACATGTTAATTCCTATATCTGCTAAAGATAAATTTATAGCAATTGATGAAATCAACAGAGGTATAGGAGTTAAAACAACAGCACGAGTAACGAGCAAGGATGAAAGTGTGAGGTCTGTTGATATGTGGAGAATCCCAAAAGGGAAAATTTGGGATATCTTCAGGCGGTTAAGTCAAAAAGCAAATCAAGAATTTCAATATGATATTGAGGGTATACAAGATGTTCAATATCTTGAGTACAATGTAGGTGATTATTATGATATCCATTCAGATATTGATAATGGATTAGGTGGCAACAGAAAAATTAGTATGTCATGGACATTAAATGAAGATTACGAGGGCGGTAATCTTAGAATTTATTATGATGGTGAGACTATAAACATTTCCAATAAATCAAACGAGGTTGTCGCCTTTACAAGTTTTATGAATCATAGTGTATCAATAATTAACAAAGGTAAAAGAAAGGTATTAGTATGTTGGATAAAAGGCAAGCGTTGGAAATAATAACAAACAATATTGATGGAGTGAGATACTACACTATAAATGATAGACAATATCCATCAGTAACTTCAGTATTAAATTGTAAACCAAACAGGTCATTAGAGAAATGGAGAAAAGATGTGGGCGAGGATGTAGCTGATTATATAGCTAAAACATCTGCTGATAGAGGTACTAAAACCCATGCTTTAATAGAAAGCTATATTAAGGGCGAGAGGGGGCAAGTATTAGATTTATTACCTAATGCTTTGTTCAAAGTTATGCAACCATATATAGATGACATTGATAATGTAGTTTGTTTAGAGGAGGCTCTATGGAGTGATAAATTAAAGATTGCCGGTAGAGTTGATTGTATAGCAGAGTTTAATGGTATTTTATCTGTCATAGATTTCAAAACTTCTAGGGGATCGAGTGAAACACCTAGAAATAGCCACATGATTCAAGCTACTGCTTATGCTGAAATGTATGGAGAAATGTATGATGAAGAAATCAATCAACTTGTAATCATTAAGGGTTGTGAAGATGGGGGTGTACAAATATTTGTAAGGGACAAAAAAAAGTACATAAGAATGTTGCAAGAACATATTAATTATTTTTATAATACAACAGGAGAAAAACATGAGCGAAATAATGAATGATGAAATAAAGAAGTGGTCTAAAGAGACAAAGCAAGTTATAGATAAGCTACAAGAAACCTTAGATTTATCAAAAGCTAGACTTAAATATAATCAAGACTTGTTTAATGAGACAATGCATAAGGCAGAATTTAATCCTGAAACAGCAGTGTTATATATTCAAGCAATGAATAGTTGCATTGAATCTATTAAATCATTACAAGCTTTATTGCATGCTACTCGCATCAGTAAAGAAGTATAAATAAGTTCACACTTTCTACCCTAGATGCTTGACAGATTGTCATAAATAGATTAATATTATTATATGAAATCAAAACAGGAGAAAAACATGATTACATATATATCTAAACATGAAGATGAAGAAAACGGGCAAATGTGGTGGCATGTTATTGATGGTGAAAATCAAGACATATTATCACGTTTTGAAGATGATAGTGAGGGCATGCAAGATGCAGTATTAGATAGCATGTGGTATGGCTACTATGATGGAGCTGTTAAAGAAGGTTTATCATCAGAAAAAGCTAGACATCATGCAGACAAAGTAATGACTTTTCATAAAGATTTAAAACACAACTTAGGAGTTACACAATGAAATTACTTACAAAAGAAATTATTAAAAAACTAAATAAGAACGCATTTATAGATGAATCATTAGATTCAATCATGGATAAAAAACCTGTAGCAAAATTATTTAATCCTACAGGTATAGGCAGATGGTGGTTATGGTCAATTCAAGATGGCGTTTTCTTAGGAATTGCAGAACTACAAGAAAGAGAAATGGGATATTTTACTCTTGATGAACTTGAATCTTTCAAGGGTACATTGGGTATACCAATAGAAAGAGATAAATATTATTCAGCAGACAAAACTTTTAACGAATTATTGAACGGAGAAAAATAATGATAGACATTACAAAAATAATTAATGAGGCAAAAAACAGATGTATTATGTTCAAGGGTGGTAAACTTCCTAAAGAAACATATACCGAGACAGATTATCATAGCGATGTTCAATTGATCGAACATTTCGAGAGATGGAGGGAGAAATAATGGATATGTATACAATGTTAACAGTACAAAAAATGTATAAAGATGAAGATATAGATTTTGATAAATGGTTAAAGTCTATGATAGAAGAATTAGAGATACACGAAGATGAGCGATACAAAGAACAACATAGACAAACCTAGTCATTATACAACAGGTGAAATTGAGTGCATTGATGCTATTAAGTCTTCAATGAGCAAACAAGAATTTGTTGGATTTCTAAAAGCAAATGCAATTAAATACCTTTGGAGATACGACAAAAAAAGCAAACCATCTGAGGATTTAAAAAAATCAGTTTGGTTTATTAATAGACTAATACAGGAGATAGAACATGAGTAGAAGTCAAAAAGCATGGGATTACTTTGTAAAAAAAGGTAAGACTACTAATCGTGAGATAATTGACAAGTTCAATTTGAATCATGGAATCAGTGATATCATTCTTCATAAGAGGAGAGATGGTCATATCGTAGAAAGTGAAAGAAAAGAGAAACGTGTTAATGGAGAATATATTCATTGGACAGTTTATAAATATGGAGGTCTTGATGTTTAATAAATTTGCAGAAATATGTGATTTAATACCCGATACAATTAAGATGGTTATAATAATAAGTATTATAGCTATATTTTGGGATATTGTGCTATAGTACAGTTTCTAGTATTACAGAAACATTTTCCTGAATTGAGATATTTTTGGAAATACTAGAACTCCTGTTAAACCCCTGAGAAGCGATTTTTGGGGGTTTTTTTTATTTATAATACTTCACTAGCAGAAAAACTAATTCCGTAGATTGACAGGTGATTTGAACTCCACATAAGTTCGTTTGCATCCATTCGCATAACCGCTTTTGTACTTGAATAAACTACAGTTGAATTATCAAGTAATGCAGTCTTAATAGGGGGTTCGATTTTAAGAGTTGCATTACCTGACCCGTCTGTTGAAATATCATCAATTATCATATGCAACCTAGAAGATGCCCCGCTACCAAATTGAACATAATCCCCTTTTGCAAATGCTTTAGATTGAGATGCATTTAAACCATCTACTGTAATATCATATGCCCCGACAGAATGGTCATCCTTAACTTTCATTGTACCGGTTGCAGTACCTTTTATGCTTTTTGCATCTGGATCCCCAAGCAGAAATGTTCCTTTTCTTCCATGTAATTGCATGAAAAAAGATTGCCATGCTCCCGCATCTTCTCTTTTCATTGGTGGTAGAGTTACCACTGTTGACCATTTTGCCCCTTGAAATTCCGAGACTTGTTGAGAATAAGTAAAAGGTGATTCAGAAAACGCAACGGATCTATTAATTCGCCATTCACTAGTTGTAAAATTACTAGGACTTGTAGGCATTGTCAGAGGGTAGACCGGTAAACTCATTTATTATGCTCCAAATGTTTTAGCAAATGCACCACCACGAGAACGCTGTTCTGCTACGGCACTTACTGTTTGTTGTTTAATGACAGGTAATAAATTCATAACTTCCGCTCTAACAGTTGGCACAACGCCTGTAGAGAATGATATGTTTTGAGTTACATTAACACCACCGCCTCCATTAGGAATTATTGTTCCGGCTGTTCGTGGTATAAATGTTTCAGCTCCTTGTTCACCTACTGTATAGGCTACACCGGGTGCTACAAATCCTCCGCTAGCACGCCCTGATAATGACATACCGCTGAACGGCTCATCCGGTACTGTGCTTGGTGTACTAGCACCTTGACCGGTTATAATATTACCTAATCCACCTAATATGACATCTAAAATTCCGCCACCACTTCTAGCTGCGCTTTGTCTTGCATCATCTATTGCCCCTCTTATTCTTCTTAATATTGGCTCAACAATTAATAATTGTACTATTAAAGATGTTACTTGAGATATTACATTTTGGAATATACCAACCATAGCTGTTTTAAAATCTTGCCCTTTAGCAATAGCATTTCCAAACGCATCTGAAATTGATTGCCCCGCATCATCAAAAATATCTTTAAATTCTACTGTTACCTCATTTAATTCTTTAAACAATTTCTTTTGCTCTTTAGTCATAGTCATTAAATCTTTGGTTTGGTCTCTTAAACCTTTAGCACCTCTAATTCTCAAATCGTAAACTTTAGCAATTGCCTTTTCCATTTTTTCTTGTTCGATCAATAATTTATTTTGTTCGATTACATCTTCATTCATACCCTCTAAGGCTTTTTCCATAGTAACGTAAGCTGCGACCGCTCCGCCAATCCTTAAAGCTAAACCAATAAACCCACCACTAAGGGCAGCGTTCAATACAACAGTTGTTTTTAATCCGGCATTAATTTTTTTAAGAACATCTTTAATAGCAATAAATCCGGCAATCAATTTAGCACTCAAGAAAGTACCAAAAATAAAGGCTGCAAACATTTTCAAGCCGGTCATAATACCGCTTATATTATTTGCTATACCACTAATAGCATCTCCAATAGATTGTCCAATCACTCTACCATAGGCTGCAATAGTAGTTTCGTTCCTAGCTAATGCCCTATCAAATTCTCTTAATTCAGCTTTTAATTCATCAAAGAATCCATCTGAAATAGCTGTTTGTACTTTGAAGAATTTATCTCCAATCATTGACAATGTACCGGTAAGTGTTTTAGCTAATTCATCTGCAGCGTTACCAAACTTCCCACCTTTACCAAAAACTTCTCTTAGTTTCTTTTCTGTTTCTTCTACTGATACAGTTGCACCTTGTTGGAAACCAAGCATAGCGGTAACACCACGTTCTCTAAACATGTCAGCACTCGCGATCCCTGAAGATAATGACCGCTGTATTTGTTCTGAGGCCATTTTAAAGTCAAGACCGGTAACTGCAGCGATATTACCTGTTATCTCTAACAAACCGCCTAATTCTTCTGCATCACCCGATACAACAGCAAGCGATCCAGAGCCACGTTGTATTTCTTGTAATGTGAAAGGAACTCTACTAGCAAACCCAACCATAGTTTGAAATGCCCTACTACCTTCTTCTGCAGAGCCAAATAATGCTTGTAATCTAACGGTGAGATTCTCAATCTCCATACCGACTTTGGCTACATTTTTTATTTGAATAGCTCCAAAAGCAACGGCTAATATCCCGCCTACTTTCATAGCTGTTGAGCTAAATTTATCTATAGATGCGTTAGCTTTAGTAAAAGATTTTTCAAACCCACTACTAGAGCCTTTGATTTGTTTTTGTGCCTCGGATAACCCTTTCTTTAATCCAGAAAGGTCAGCCTCGATTTTGACTAATAATTTTTCTAATTCCATATGCTAAAAATCTGGGTATCTCTCTTTTAGTTTTTCAAGCTCAGACTTGCTCATAGGGTCAGAACGCTTACCTGTATTGTATTCCTTAAATCCATTGATAGCTAGTGTAACTTCTTTTATTGACATATCCCATGCTTGATTAGGGGGAATCTGCATCATGCCAATTAATACTTCTAGCCACCTTTCTACAGGTAACTCTGTACTTTCAGAATCTATATTGTTGTTTTTTTTTCAGTATTATCTAACTGAACATCTAAGGCTAAAGCTAATAATTCACCTGTTATTTTAACAGTTTCTATATAACCAATTTTGTCGGTAAGTATAGAAATGTCTGTTTGATTAACATCACTACCACCGGCTCTAATTGCCAAATATAGTATAGATTCCATTTTTTCAGTTGTTATATTTCCTGTTTGTAAGCTTTGGGCTATACCCATAAAACCCATTCCACAGGCATTTTCAACACGTTTTATTGTGTCTAAAGACATTCTTGCTTTGTAAGTTTTATCCCCTAGAGTTAGGAGTTTTTCTGCTCTTATTGGATTCACGCTCATGTTTACACCTCATGATGATTGTTTCGTTTCGATCGCCTAAGTCACTAGACATAATTACTTCACATTTTTTACCCTCAATATTCAGAGTATCAACATCTTTCCAATCTTCAAAGTAAGGCAGTTCTACCTCTGAGATTGTTGTACCCATGCTTAACTTACATGTATGGGTTTCTTTATTTATTAATACTTCTGAATCTATCCACATATTATACAGTTGCTATTGTAATTGCTCCGGCACTTTCAAAACTCATAGAATACTGAACAGCACCATTATAAGTACCACTATAATCTAATGTTGTTATTTGGAAAGCTCCTGTAAAAGTATTGAAACTAGGAACGATGAATTGAAAGTTACTGTATGTTGCAGCATCGAAAGCTGTTAATACTGATTGTTCGCTTGCAGCATCAGAAAATATTCCGGATCCTGAGATTGCAAATGATTTTATACCTGAGTTAGCAAGTAAAGTTCTCACTCTTGCTGAATCTTTATTTGTTACATCTATAGTTTCTTGATTAATAGAAATTGATGTATCTGTTAAGCCCGCTACAGTAGTAAAAACTTCAGGACTTGCAGCGTTCCCAATTTTTACTAGTAAAGCACTTCCTTTTTGTACTGCCATATTTTACCTCTTAATTATCATATACTGTAAAATCTATATTTACAATTCCATGCCTTGTAATCCCATCAGCCTCTACTAAAGTAGTTGTCGCAATGACAAAGCTCATAACAGATGATGCACCTGACACAGAGATTGTAACATTGTTAAATAAATTATACACCCTTTCCATTACTTCTTTTATCTCTTTTTGTCCTCTATATTGTGACCAAACTTCAATATCTACATTGTAAACCTTGCCATCCAGAGTTTTTGTTCCTACATCTCTAGCATTTTCTAAACCAATAACGACATAAGGATAAGCTGTACCTTGTGGTACATTATCAAATACTTTGTTATCTCCTATCAATCCATCTAATGTACTATCTCCAGATAAAGTAGAATATATAATGGTTTGTAAATCGAATGAATGAAATCCCATTAGCTTTTACCAACTTTCAATAAAGGTCTTAATGCTTTAGCTCGTAGCTCAGTATTTTTTCTAGCCGGACTTTTTTTACCCATAAAACTTCTATTCATTTGTACTTCTAATCTTTCAGCATATTCTGTATTTGTAAACACTTTTCCAATTAATGCACCTTGTTTTTTATAGAAAATACTACTTACTAAATAGCCGGTATCAATAGCCGGTGGCTCTCCGGGTGCTGATGCTCTATGCCCATTATAAACAGCTCCGCTTTTTGGTGTACCCATAGAACGCTTAATATCGCTTTGAAAAAATACGCCTAACCTATCGACATAATTTCTTGCTTTATCAAAATAAGCTTTATCAATAACTTCTAAATTATTAACTAATGACTTTGCGTTTACTTTTATTTTTAATCCCATTATGTTGCTACACCTTCAATTGCTAATATTTCTTGAAATTTCTCTCTACCCTCTAAAATGTTTTTTACATAAGTAATATTAAAAGTTTTTGAATTGTATGAGATTCTATTTTTTTCTGTTAATGCAGAATAGTATCTAATAGTAAATTTGTAATTTGCTGTTCCTCTTACTTGGTCTCCAAATACACCCTCTGAGCCTGATAAATCTTCTACCTTTGCCCAAACAGTTGTTGCTGTACTATGAGATGTTGTTTGTCCGCCTCCAGAATCCTGTGATCCCCCAAGAGTTTGCAAAACAATTCTATTTCTCATTTCTCCTATAAGAGACATTAAACCATACCACCATAATGAGCTGTGCCTCTAAACGGATTTGTTGAAAACTGAACTATACGATATGGCTGTAGTAATTGGGTTGCGCTATAAGGTGGGTTTAGATTTTTTTCTCCATCACCTCTCTGTTCAAAAAGATAAGCTGTATATAATAAGCACGCTTGTTTTATATCTTCTGGAATATCACTCGATCCACCATAACCGGCTACATAAGTAATCTCTATAGCATTAGCTACTCTTAATCCTGTAGGATAACTTTCACCATTTCTAAGAACAAATCTTGCGGGTACTCCCGCAGAATCTAAATAATATTTACTTGATGCAAAAGTGCTTTCTGTATCTGCATCATCATAATATTTAACACTTGATATAGATGCTACAGGTGACTGTGGTAATAAAATACTTCTTCTTGATATGTCTTGGTCTACGCCTAGATACTCACCCTCTTGTAATGGAATATCTGTATCATAAATACTATCTATAGATATTTTCAATGTTTGAGTAGTTAAACTTCTAGCTGTATATCTTTTTGCCCAATTATGAGCTGTCTTAGTTAATGATGTTATAACTGTATCATCATCACTTCCATCTATTCTTAACCAATTCTTTACTTCCGCACTTGTTATTGCATAAGCCGTTTCTGATGTTACAACACTAATTCCCGCCATATTTATTCCCGATCCTTTTTAATTCTAGTGTAATTTTACATTGTTGACTTGTATAAGTAAATTAAATTAACAAATATGTTGACAGAATGTCATATATAACCGATAATGTTTATATAGAGTAAATCATTAAAAACTAACAGGAGATATAAATGAGAAACTTTGGAGTAGAAATAGAATTTATAAGCACATACACAAGAAATCAAATGTGTACTAAAATTCTTAGAGAAACAGGCGTTTCAGTAGAAGTAGCTAATTATTACAATAAAGATAATAAGTGGAGATTAAAACATGATGGTAGCATATCATCAGAATCAAACTTTAGACATGGAATGGAATTAGTAACACCAATATTAAGCACTAAAGAAGACTTAGAAACTTTATGCAAAATAGTTGATGTATGTGATAAGTACGGAAAAATAAACAGAAGTTGTGGAGTACATGTTCATACAGACATAACATCATGTGGACCAAAACCTATGAGAAAATTGATGAAGTTTTTAGCTAAGTATGAGAATGCAATCAATAAAGTTTTACCAAAGAGTAGAAGAGGTAGTAATAATTCTTATTGCATAGATACATGGAATAATGAATGTGACTTATGGGCGGAGTTTGAATCGTTTGATAGAAGAAAAACAACAGACAGACTAATGACAAAATTTGGTAGAGGTAAATGGAATTTCCAAAACTATGTACAACATGGTAGCTTTGAAAACAGAAGTCATGGCGGTACACTGAACTCTACTAAAATAAGAAATTGGGTTAAACTTAATCAAGCAATAGTTAGTTCTTGTTTTGATACATTCCTTACAAGAATTAAACAAGGTGATACAACGACTACTTATAACCTTAAAGATATGTTAGCTGAGTTAGTTAGAAAAGGTTTTATAGACAACCCGCTAAAAGCATACTATTTAAATAGACAGGAGGATTTGAGATAATGAGATTCAAGGGAATGAATGGTGATAGATATGCGAGCAATAACAAAGTTAATCTCGCATGGGAAATGTATAAGACAAGTTTTGCAAAAGGTGATTCTGAGAATATACATGAATGGGGAATTGAAGTTTGCAACAGGATTAATGAGGTACACGAAACTGAAATCAAATATCACAACCCTGTACAATTAGTAAATGATTTAATAAAATACAACATAATAAAGGAGTTACATTAACATGAGCAATACAAAATATTACTTCGCCTATGGAGCGAATACAAACATAGACAACATGGGTTACAGATGCCCGCAAGCAATCAATCTAGGAAAACTTATACTACCGGATTACAGATTAGTATTTCGTGGAGTAGCAGATATTGAGAGATATAAATCTGGATCGAGCGTAGAAGGTGTTTTATGGGAAATTACTGAAGACTGCGAAAGGGCATTAGATATCTTTGAGGGTTTCCCGCATCTATATCGCAAAGAATTATTTACAGCTCAAAATAAATCTAATGGAGAAGTAATGGATATTATGTATTACAAAATGAACTCTAATGACTTGAGCAAACCTACTGCAGGCTATTATTCTACAATATATCAAGGTTACAAAGATAATGGTTTAGATATCAAATTTCTTAACCAAGCTGTCAAAATCAGTTAATTCATCAAAACTCGGGGTTATATCTCAAAAATATAGCCCCTGAGATGCCCATAATCGCTTTTAAATTATACACCCCTTATACTTACACCCCCCTAAAATTTACTAATGATTTACTCGCTCATATTTCCATTTCAGTCGATAAAGAACTGCAATTCCTTTAGCACCCAAATGCCCTGTAATGCCGAATTTCAAACTGTTTATTTCAGTAGTATTTGATATAGAAATAAAAAGAGTTGATTTTTCTGCATGAGATTCTCGATTCAGTCCATAAAGAACTGTAATTCTTACCGGACTGAAATCCCCTGTAATGCGTTTTTTGGCTTTGTTTTTTTGGCTAGTATTTTGAGATGTAAAAATAAAAGAGTTGATTTTACTCGGTGAAATTCTTGATTTACTCGGGTAAGAATGTCATTTCTTAGCTTTAACTTCCAATGTATTTACTTTAAGTTCTAACTCACGCACTCTGTTTACAGTCTCCAACACTTGTGAGGGCGGTTGAAATTCATCTATCCAAGTATCGTTTTCTTCTACTTCGATCAAGAGCATTCC